GCTCAGCCCTTCGGGCTCGGGCTGCCGCTACCTCGCCCTCCGGGCGTTTATGAACAAGCCTCGCTATCCGCCAAAGGAGACAAAACTATTTTACCCCAAAGTGTCTTTTTTCATTGAGGCAACACGGAATGAGCTGGCGCTTTTCGCGGGCGCTGGTGGCGGAATTCTCGGCGCAAAGCTCATCGGGGTGGCCCATCGGGTGGACCGCATCAGCGCCGTTGGAGATGGACAGGTTCCGGCAGTGGTTGCCGCAGCGTGGCTCGCTCTTGGAGGGAGTCTCCCATGAGTAAATCCCGAATGCACCTCTCACGGTGGGTCCGCGCGAAGGTTAATTACCGCGGGAAGGATCGGAATATCGTTGTCGAACTGGACCGCGAGAAGGGGCTTGTAGCGATCCGCCTGCAGGGGTGCAAGACCCGGCGCACCTATGCGGTGGCGGACTTGTGGAATCCGGTCAGCCCTCAACTCTCCCTGCCGTTATGAGCGCCTTGACAATCCTCAACGGCGATGCCTTGCAAATGCTCCGGACGCTCCCGGATTGCTCGGTCCAGTGTTGCGTAACGTCGCCGCCTTACTGGGGCCTGCGGGATTATGGGTGCGCCGGGCAGATCGGGCTCGAGGCGACTGTCGATGAGTTCATTGCGAAGCTGGTCGAGGTGTTCCGCGAGGTTCGCCGGGTGCTCAAATCCGATGGGACCGCTTGGGTGAATATGGGCGACGCCTATCCAGAGGCCCATTTTGCCACATTCCCACCCGCGCTGATCACTCCCTGCATTCTGGCAGGATCCCGCCCGGGTGACACTGTGCTCGATCCTTTCGGGGGCTCGGGGACAACTGGCCATGTCGCGCTCGAACACGGGCGCAAGGCAATCCTGATCGAACTCAACCCGGATTACATCCCGCTCATTGAGAGGCGGACAACCGTAACGAAGGGGCTGGGGCTATGATCGAACTCCGAGATTACCAAGTCCCGGCGGTGGCCGCTCTCATCGATAACAGGCGGGGCATCATCCAAGCGCCGGCGGGATCGGGCAAGACGATCATCGGGGCGGCGGGAACGTATCGCTGGGCCGCTCCCCGCTCGCGGTTGGCCCGGCGGAAGATGCGCGTTGCCTGGGTGGCCAATACGACCGAGCAATGCGACCAGGCACGCCGGGCACTGGATGCGTTCACGGACCTACCAACATATGCGGATGTCACGATTTGTTGCTATGCCGCGGGGATGTCGCTCGCGTCCTTTGACTTGGTAATCCTCGACGAGTGCCACCACATCTCGGCCCCGGAGTTCCGCAAGATTCTGGAATTCAATGAAGGCTGGCGCTGGGGACTGTCGGCTACCCCAAAACGAGCCGATGAACTGGCGAATGATGTCTTCTACCTCATCGGTCCGATTGTCCATATCGTGGAGCGGGCGGCCCTTGTCCAAGCCGGCCAACTGGCCAAGGCCCGGGTGATCATCCACCAGCCGAACGCAGAGAACGAGATGGAGCAAGAGGTCAAGGAGGCAGCACAACCGCTCTACGATGAGCGAAGGAAGAAATGGCGGTTCCTTTTCCGGACCCCGCAGGATGAGAAAAAGCAGATGAACCGATGTATCTGGCAAGTGGTTCAGGAAATCGGGATCTCAAACAACCGAAAACGGAATTCCGATATCGTCAGGCTTGGCCTCCTGCACAAGCAAGATTCCCACTTGATCATCATTGGGTCGATCGAACATGGACAAGCCCTGCAGGAGCAGCTCCCGGGCTCGGTCGTCGTGTTCTCAAAGATGGGCCAGAAGAAGCGCAGGGATGCAATCCAGGCATTCGCCGCGGGCGAACTCAAGACGATGTTTGCAACGAGCCTGGCCGATGAGGGGCTCGACGTGCCGCGCGCCAATGTCCTGACCCTCGCCGCGGGCGGCCGGTCGGCAGCCAAGGCCGAGCAGCGCACAGGCCGGGTGCTCCGCACTTTCAAGGACAAGACCCATGGGCTCATCAATGATTTCGACGATGTGCAGCATTACTTCCTGCGCGCCCAATCGAAGCGCCGGATCAGCCTGTATGAGTCGCTTGGCTACGAGGTTTCAAACGAAAGAACATTACTATGAGCAAAATTGCTGACGACCTGGCCCGCAAACGGGCAGAACTTGCGGCCCGCCCTGAACCCAATGGCCGCATTTCCGAGGACGAATTGCGGAAGCATGGAGTCATACAAGACCCGTTGCCGGCAGAGTTGCCAACATCTCGTCCGGCTCGTCCGGCTCGCCAATCCTACCTCCCGGAAATCCATCGTTCGCTCCCGCAGTCCCTCGATGCGGAAAAGGGGGTCTTGGGATCAATCCTGCTCTCTGCCGAACGTGGACCCGACATCGCTCGCAAGGTCATGTTCATGGTCGAGGGGAAGATCGGGAACTCTCATTTCCATTTCCCAGCACACCAGCAGATTTTTGAGGCGATCAAGCAGCTCCACATCGACAACGAACCGCTCGACCTGATCACCCTCACGAACGCCTTGGAGAACGAGGGGATTCTTGAAAAGGTCGGAGGAGCAGCGCTTGTCACCGACCTGCTGACGTTCACCCCGACGGGAGCGAACATCGACCACTACATCGAAATCCTGCAAGAGAAGCACGCGCTGCGGCAGGTCATCGGACTGACAGAGAGTTTGACTGTCGAGGCCTTCGTTCCCGGCGCCGACATCCGAAATGTCATCCAGGCTGCCAAGGAGAAGATCGAAAGGATCTCACTCTCGACCGGCGGCCTTGAGCAGGGGATCGAGGTTCATTCGTTCGATCACATGCTGGATTTCAACACGAAGGAGGACCCGGATTCTGTCTTGGGCTCGCGCTGGCTCTGCCGGGGAGGATCGTCTCTCTGGGTTGGTCAGTCCGGCATCGGGAAATCCTCGCTCGCGATGCAGGCCGGCATGATGTGGGCACAGGCACGATCGCTTTTCGGGGTGGCTCCGACGAAGGGCAAACGGCTGAAATCACTCTTCATCCAGGCCGAAAACGACTCGGGCGACATGGCAGAGATGATGCAGGGGGTGCTGAAAGCCTATCCCATCCCGGAGGGAACGTCCCGGGAGGAGTTCATCCAAGAGATGCGGAAATCCATGATCTTCGTGCGCGACACGATCCACACCTCGACGGACTTCGCCCGCTCGGCCGCAAAGTTGATCCACAAATACGGCCCGGATCTCGTCTGGGTGGATCCGCTCCTCTCCTACGCCGGCGATGACATTTCCTCGCAGAAGGTTGCCAGCCAGTTTTTGAGAAACACGCTCAACCCGATCGCGTTCGATACCGGCATCTGCTGGATGCTCCTCCACCACACGGGAAAGCCCTCGACCGATCCCAAAGCCAAAGCCCACTGGACGGACCACGATTTCAGCTACGCCGCCTTTGGGTCCTCAGAACTCGTGAACTGGGCCCGGGCGGTCAATGTCTTACGCTCGCTCGGGAATGGAAACTTCGAACTCAGGTTTTCCAAGCGAGGGAAGCGCTCGGGCCTCCGCGAATACAACCCGCATCCAGAAGGCACGACCGACCATATCCCTCCCTTTACCGACGTCGTTTATCTCAAGCACGCCGAGCACGCCATCTTCTGGGAGCAGATCGCCCAGCCAGAGGAAGTCGAAAAACAGGGGGCCAAGCGCAAGAACTCCGGGCAATACGAGACCAAATACACACCGGAGGACCTCCTGGAGGTTCTCAGGAACGCCGGGACGCCCCGCAAGCCGTCCGAACTCATGGCCCTGTGCCACGAGCAGCTTGGAATCAAGGAGCGCACGTTCTGGGGCATCTGGAAGCAACTCAAAGAATCGTTCCGAGTGGTCGAAAAGGACAGCCGCTGGTCGCCAACAGCATGATTTCACGGCGTCACCTGCCGCTGAGTGGTGAACTCGCCCGCGTGGCCAACCAAAAACCAATGATACCAACACCAACAGTCGAACAGGTGGCCATCGTGTGCCACGAAACAAACCGCGCATGGTGCGCAACCATCGGTGACGACTCCCAGCTTCCTTGGGGCGATGCTCCCCAATGGCAACGCGACAGCGCCATCAAGGGAGTTGAGTTCTGCCGCGCAAATCCGGATGCCCCGGCGAGTGCTAACCATGACTCATGGCTGGCAGAGAAAAAAGCCACCGGATGGAAATACGGACCGGTCAAAGACCCCGAGAAAAAGGAACATCCGTGCTTCGTCCCATACGAGGAATTGCCGGACGATCAAAAGCGCAAGGACTCCCTGTTCAAGGCGATCGTGGCCGCCCTCAGTTGACCATCAACCGGGCAAGCCGGGTCCGATCCCCGGGCTGCCCTAACCATCCACACCATGAAATCAGTAAAATTCATACCCAAGTATACCGGCAACGACATCCTCAGAGTCCTCCAAGAAAGCCAGCAAAAACTTGCTTCTTCTGATATCCAGAGAATGGCGAGCAACGAACTCGGGATGTCACCTCGCACGTTATGGAACCTGTGGACAGACGAGGTGAAAAAATCCCCGCTTGTTTTCCAAGATGGCCGATTCTTCTCCGTCCATCCCGACGCCATTATTCCTCCAGATCCAGTTATTGAGGAAGTCCCGCCGGCCCCAAAAGGAGCGAAGCCCACATTCAAAAACTCCAAGGCTTTCCAGGTCGCCACTCTCATGCCACGCGGTCTCTCCCACTACCCGAACAAGCCCGAACCATTCGACATTTACCGCTCCGAAACCGTTTCTTGGCTCATGACTCAACCGGAAATCCTCAGCTATCTTTGGTCGAAGATCGCTAATTCAGGAGCAATCGCGTTCGACCAATCTTCCCAAACATACGGCGGAATCAACGCCGATTCTAACCGTGAATAACCAAACGCTGCATCGGCAGTATAACCAATGCACTGCATCGGCCCATTGCAGCGGGATTGGTGAGGTGCAGTGGTGTTCCCCCATAAAGGGGATAACACACCGCTGCACCTGCACCATCTATTCCGCATCAATGCTCACCGCACCTTTGCACCTCTGCACCAAATTATGAAACTCATACCAAAGGCTCAGGCCCAAAAATCAAAAGAGAAGAAACCGAAAAAGCGGGCAAATCTCTCGCGCGCGTCCGCGCAGGAGAAACGCCCGGACCAAATATCCACCTCGCAACGAATCGCGTCCTCATTGGCTGCCATCCTGACCGACGAGGACCTGGCCGACGTCGCCGCGGTCTATCGCGACGGGCTCAAGGCAACGCAGCGCATTTGGCACGAGAACGCTTGGACCGATGACAAGGGGAGGCTCCGGGGAAAATGGGTCGAGGTTCCCGACTACAAAGTCCGGAAGTCTTGCGCCGACATGATCGCTGCCTACAAGGAGGGCTTGCCGGTCCAGCGCCAGGCGATCCTCGTGCAGAAGTTCGAAAGCATGGAGCAGACCCGGGAGAGGGTTTCTCAGTCGCCGGAGATGCTCAAAGCGATCGGGAATCTGCAAAAAGGCGGGGTGAGGGTCGAGGCCGGCGGGGTGGTTATCGATGGGGAATTCACCGTCCAAGACGATTAACAGAATACCGGAAGATGATAAGCGGACGGCTCAAAACGGCCTGTTCCGACTTCAATCCGGTGAAAGAAATGATACAAATCGGAAAAATAGTTAAGAAAACCGGTTGACGAATGACAGCTTCAAGCGTCTCAGAACCCGTGAGCACAAAAACCAAAATCGAAACGGGCGCGGGGAACTCCACCGCCGCGCACACTCCGGGACCTTGGACCTATCGGAGCCAACGGGTTTTCGGAGTGAAGCCGACGCGGCCAGTTGCGGACATCCTGCTTTATGGGGATTTCGGCACACCTCAATTTGAGGAGTCCGCCGCAAACGCCCGCCTGATCGCCGCCGCCCTGGAACTCTTTGCTGCACTGAAAGAAATGCTACCAGCTCTGGAAGGGAAAGGATTCAGCCCTACCGAAGATCTCGGAAACGCAGTATTGGCCGCAATCGCTTCCCGCGCCAAGCCCAAATGCTCGACCCTCCTGCCGTGGTTGCGGTCCAACCTGGGGAAGACCTGCCTCGCGCCACTCACCGGCACCGACTACCGGGCGCTAACCGCAGCCGTTCACATCATCGATCTCTATGCTGAAACCCGAGATAAATCCATCATCGAAGCATTCGCGATCGTCGTTCTCTGTATGCAGTCCAGCACCCAGGAGCTGGCCTACCATGCCATTGCCCACGTCATGGACTGGCCCGACCGCGCTGAAATCTGGAATTTCGCCGGGCTGCCAACCTTCACCCCGCGGCGGTGTGCTTTCGAGTCATGAAACTCCTGCCCAAATCTCACGACATCGCGCCTGGTGACCGGCGGACCAAGGCGCTTGATTCCATCCTGACCTTGGAGGAGATCAGCGCCATGATGGACGCCGGCAAAAACGCGAAGGACAAGGCGATCCTGTGCCTCGGGCTCATCGGGCTCCGGGCCGGGGAGATCGCATCGGCTGACAAGGCATGGGTGGACTTCGCGGCCAGGACGATCAAGATCCCGGCCTCGGTTGCCAAGCGGCAGAAAGCGCGCATCGTCCCATTCGGCAAGATTGAGCGGATCTCTGCCGTCTTGCAGGGGTTCTTTGACCTTGAGGACGGCATCAGGCTTTCCCGGGTCCAGGTATGGAACCGGGTGAAGGGGATGGCGAGCCGGGCGGGCATCGGCCATCCGGTGACGCCTCACGGGTTGCGGGCGACCGGGGCAACGCGCTTTGCCATGGCCGGCTATTCGATCACAGGCCTGATGGAACATTTCGGGTGGAACGAACTGCGGACGGCCCAGCACTACGTCAAGGCGAGCGGGGCGAGTGCGCAGCGGGACATGCAAGAACACGGGAAGGACGTGCTATGAATCGTCACGAATGGACCTCCAGGGGAATGACAGACGAGTGCAAACACTGCGGGGTGATCGCGCGAGTCGGCATGGGCGGCATTGATGCCGAAGAATGCCCAGCCCGCGCTGAGATAGACATCCGAGATTTCACAATCGGAAGTCTGATGACCGCAGTGATGACAGGGGAAATCAAGATGCCGATATGGGTCAAATGCGGGCGGACCAAGCACAGGATCACGGAGGAGAACAAGGAGGGCGTATGCAAGGGCCTGCTGTTGGCATTGGAGAAGGAAACCCAACCGAACGCTTGACAGCTTGAAGCCGTCGTTGTAGGGCAGGGGGCATGAGCGAGCCCTCTGCCGATGTCCTGCACATTCGCCTTCAACGCGAGGAGAATTTCCCCCGGGAGCCCGAGTTCCCCATCTGCCTGTTCATCGAAAAGGGCGGGCGGGTGTTCCCGGCGACGGGGCTGCAGTTTGCTCAGGACCCGGCGGACGGGGAGATCAGCGAGATTGTGAGGCTGCCCCAGGCGAGCGCGCAGAAGCTTTTCGACGACATGGTGAAGGCGGGCTTCCGGCCAAGCGGGAAGCCGAACGCCGACGGGGTGATTGCAGCGAAGCAGGCGCACATTGACCACCTGCACGAGGCGCTGATGACGGTCCTTGGCAAGCCATGAGCAAAATACTTGATCTTACGGGCGAGGTCATCGGTCGCCTGACGATTATTGAGCGCGGGCCGGAGTTGACAGAATTCAAATCGAACCGATCCAGTTGGATTTGTCGCTGTGAATGCGGGCAGATGACACAGGTTCGAACCAAACACCTGAGAGGAGGACAGACAACCTCCTGCGGATGTTTCCGACGCGAGCACCAAAGCAAGCAGGCATACCGCCATGGCCTGCACAAAACAAAAGCCTACTCCTCGTGGCATTGCATGATGAAGCGATGCTACGACCCGAAGGACATCAGCTTTCCCAACTATGGCGGTCGAGGGATTCGAGTGATCGACCGCTGGCACGACGTTCGAAATTTCGTCTCCGACATGGGCGAGCCGCCAGCCGGCCATTCGATTGACCGAAAAGACGGCAGCAAAGATTACCAGCCTGGCAACTGCCAATGGGCGCCGAGACTGATCCAGAACAACAACCGCCGCGGAGTTCGCCTTATCGAGTGCGACGGCCAAACGAAGACAATACGGGAATGGTCCGACGTATCAGGCGTGAAACACACAACGATTGATGCCCGGCTCAGAAAGGGATGGAGCCCACAAGATGCCATCTTCACAACTGCGGGTTGATATCGACGACATCATCCGTCTGAATCCCGGAGCGTGGCTTGAGACGCACGGGCGCATAAAAAACGCCCAAGGCAAGCAGGAGCGTCCAAAGTTAAACGTCCTTCAGAGACGAATCAACGCCTACTACATGGCGTGCTCAAATGCGGGCCGCCCGTGCCGTGGGATCCTCGTCAAGCCGAGAAAGCGCGGGGCGAGCACGATGGTTGGGGCAGTTCACTACAGCCAACTCCAGATGAATCCCCATGAGGGGCTGATCATCGGAGACAAGTTGGATACCAGCGACATCGTTTTCCGGATGATGGAGAACTACGCATTGAGCGACGAGTTCCTCAAGCAAGGGAAATGGGGAAGCCCACACACGGGACTGCAAGAATTGATTGAGTGGAGACATGGGGCTCGACTCTCCCAGGGCACGGCACGAGGGAAAGCCACAGCCCGCGGATCCACCCCTCAATTTATTCACGGAACGGAAGTCGCGCACTGGGAGGCTGCAGCAGAAGCACTCGACGCGGCAATGAACGCCATCCCGGACGATGGATTCAATGTCGTGATCCTCGAGTCCACGCCTTACGGAGCCGATGGGCCGTTTGCGATAACATGGAACAACGCGCGCTGGCCGACAGACGAGGAATGCTACGACGGGATACTTTACTGGAAGCAGTGGGAAAGCCTTGTCCCGGACTCAGCGGCAGACCCGCTTTCCAAGCATGACTTTGTTCGGATATTTGCAGCCTGGTATGAGTTCGACAACTCCCGCATCGAACTCACGCCCCAGCAGAAAGAAGAGATTCGCCAGACGATCGATTCCGAAAGCTGGTATCTTGGGGAGCAATCTTTGATCGATCTGTATGGGAACGAGGGGCCGATGGGATTGCGCCTCGGAAACGAGGTTGAAAATTGCGACGTGTGGGAGCAGCTCGCCTGGCGCCGTGTGACGATCAAGACGAAATGCCGTGGAAGCGCCCGGATCTTCGACGAGGAACACCCCCGTGACCCGCGCAGTTGCTTCCTCGCCTCCGGGCGACAGGTGTTTGACGAAGACGCACTCACTCACTTGCAGATTCAATGCCGGATTGCTCCGGAATATGGCGTGCTGACAGAGCGCGATGGGGGAGCATTCTGGACGCGCACAGCAGAACAAGCGGCAAACTACTGGGTGTGGGAACCCCCGATGGTGGGATGCCGGTATCTGCTGATTGTGGATCCGGCGGAAGGCGAGGACCAGACGAAGGGGGAAGACCCTGACCGTCACAGCGTGCTTGTCTTGCGGGATGAATACATGGACCCGCGGAGAGTGATCCACAAAGCAAAATTGGTGGCGCGGTTGCGGCCGCCGAACCGGATGCCGATGATCCCGCTTTCGCGCATGGTGCGCTGGCTTTCGCTCTACTACGGGCGATGTTGCATCCTTCCCGAGATGAACAACAGCGGCATGGCGCTGATTACCGCGTTGAGGATGGCCCCCGACTGCCCTCCGATCTGGCAGCGAATGGAGGTGGACCCTCACAGCGGGATTGAAAGGCGGTGGGACGGGTGGCGAACGACGGATTCAGCCGAATACAAGGGGCTTCGCGCGACGATCATCTGGCACCTGCACGAGGCTCTCCGCAACAAGGCTCTGGATTGCTCATGCCCACACGTTCACTCGGAACTTGTCGATTTCGTTGATAAAAAAGGTCGGATGGAGGCCGGAAACGGACACGATGACGACGTTCTTTCTCTTTCCATTGGCTACTACAACCTTGGCTCAGGAACGATCATGGGAAGAGATGTCCGCCCGGATTTCATTCCGCCGGAGATCCAGGCGTTGATGGACGAGGAGGCTGCGCACGCCGGCGGGATTGCGCAGCGGTGGTGATCAGGGCACGACGGGATTGATTCCAAGTTGCTTGGCCGCTGCCGAGTAAACGATCCAAGGGCAGTCTGATTGCAAGATCACCGGGGAATTTGCCTTTTGATACTCCGTGTAAATCTTGTCTGCCGCTGCATGGATCGGGTGATTCTCATCGGCGTAATCCGGGAATGAAGCGGCAACCCGTGCCTGACTTGCTTCAACCAGTGCGTCGAAAAGCGCCTGCTTGTTTGAGCATTCGAGGCCTTGGGAGCGCAAGAGCATCGCGTTATATTTCGCTTCAAGCGCCTGGTATTTTTCAACCGATACGCCTGTCGGAGTCGGCACATAAAGCACCCGGGAAGGCCGGGCAACAGGGGAGGAGTAATCTGTCTTTGCAGAATCCTGCCTCCGGTTTTGGTCGTTAATAATTAACTGGTTCCTGACCGAGGCTGCCCGGGAATCCGCTTCCATCGATTTCCACATGTCCGAGGTCTGGGCCAGGGCAGTGATAGGAAGCAGAGCTGCCAGAAGGAAAAACTTCGTTTTCATAAGGCTTTGGACGAACGGGAGGCAGAATAGTCAAGGGGAAATCGGAACGCCAACGCATTTTTCATTTGACAGCTTGAAGCGGTCAAGATATTGGCGGTGTCCATGGGTGCAACAATCGGCTTACAGATGGGGCTTGGAAGCGCGCAGGAGGACTCGAACAAGCGAAAGAAGCCATCGGTTCCCATCCAGAACGTTCCGGGCATGGATCAGAGCACAGCGCAGGGGATCCAAGACCAGCAGCTAAACCGCCCGTTTAACGGAAATGCCGCGCTCGCCTTGCCATCACCAATGACGAGTCCAAACGGAACGCCGGCCCCCCTTCGACCCTCACCTGGGACGCCGCCTCCCATTGGCACATCTTCTGTTCCCCCGACCACTCCCGACATGGCGCGGGAAGCGATTGCGGCGCAGAAGCCGTTGATCGACGCCGAACTCGCCAATCAAGCTTCCGATACCGCTCTCAAGCAGCAATCGCTCACAGGCGCGAAATACGAGCTGCAGCGAAAGATGGGGCAGCGGTTTCAGCACCGGATCAGTGGCGGAATCGGAAAAACCACAATGAGCGCCGCCGACCAAGCGAAAGCTTCCGGAGCACCCGCCGGCCCGATCATGGGCGGAAACCGAATCCAAGCGGGCCAAGCCGTTGTTGCCACTCCGGGCCTGGACGCAGGCAGGTTGAGGAAACCGGTCAGCAGCGTGAACCGCTTTGGAAGCCCCGTGGCCTCGGCCTCCAATCCCTTTGCCGTGGATGCTGCCGTTTCTCAAATGAGCCGCGGCACACCCAGTTCCGGAACATTGATGCGGCCCCCGCTCCGACCGAAGAAGGTTGTGCAGAGCGCGATCGTCAATCCGAAAGTCAACCCGCTTTTCAAACCTGTTGTAGCCTGAACGATGGGGTTTCCTTCCGACGAAGAGGAACAGCAGAGACGGCAGACAGCCGTAACTCCTGAGCCGGATCCCATTGAGGAGCCAATACCGGGCTCCACCCCGGAGGACTACGTTCCTTCCGACACTCCGGAGGAAATTCCTTCCTCGGAAAGCGCGCCGGAATTTCCGCGATTGAGCCAGACCCCGGGCTCGGCCATGAGCAATCTGAACCGGATTGCCGAACATGCCCAGTCGGTCAAGCGATTCGATGCGAGGACCGCCGCGGCCAACGCAAAACGGATCCACAACACCAAGGCCCGTCGGGATTCCAAGCAGACCGGGGCGCAATACCTCACCGACGAGCGCGGATTGGCTCAACCCGTGATCGATGCCGAGACCGGAAAGCGGAAATTCACCCCGAGCACGACGCCCGTGCGATTTGATGCCTCGGGGAAACCGTATCAGGTCCGGATTTCCGAGGACGGGTCGCGCACGATCGAGGATCCCGACCAGAACGCCGACTATGGCGAGAACCCGGACGACCCGAACGACCCGCTCATTTATCGCAGGACCAAGGCGACACCATGGCAGCCGGTTGATCCCGAGGAAGGCCTGAAATCCTCAGACGGGAAGCTGGTTGCCGCCAGCGCCCGGCTCCTTCACCGCCGCGAACTCGAGAAGATCGAGAGCGACCGCGCCGACATTGCCTTGAAGCTGGGCGACCCGAGCCGTCCACCCAAGCTGGCTCCGACCAAGCGGGAAGAACTCGCCACCACGAGGGAGGCACTCCAAGTCGAAACGCCCAAGCCTGCCCCGAAGTCCGGAATGTTCGGCATTGGCGTGAACCAGCAGGCGACCGCCGACGCGAACACCGCCTGGATTGCCCAGGAAGAGGAGCGCAAGGCCCAACTTTCGAAGATCGATTCCGCGCTGGCTCTCGACGACGAGCGCGCCGGGATGGAAAAGCAGTCCTACGAGCTGGCCGTTGCCCACAAATCGGCGAAGGATGGCGGGCCGGTTGGATTTCTCGGCCGCCGCCGAGCCCAGAGCGCCGCCGGGCTCGCGAATCTTCCTCCCGAACAAGCTGCCGCCGAATTGGAAAAGCGCGGAGCCGAGTTACAGGGCGCGGACCAGGAGATCACTGCCCGGTCCACGAAACTCCAAGAACGCTCTGCCGCCCTCAACTTGGAGCAACAGCGCGGGGTCACCGCCGAGCGGTCCGCCGAGATCGAACGCGAACGCGCCGGCCTGCTTTCCGAAAGCCAGGCAATTCAGGAATCGCTCGCCCGGCGCAATGCCATGGCCGACGAGACCAACGCGGGAATCCAAGGAATCCAGCAGAAGCGCAGCGAACAAACAAAGGCAGATCGCGCGAAAATCCGGGAGAATCCTGCCACGGCGCCATTCGCCGACCGGCTCGACGCGCTCGACGCAGAGGCCACCCAGCGATTTGCCGCAGTCCAGGCGATGCCCGACGGACCGGAGAAACAAGCGGCCACCGATGCGCTGCAGAAAGAACTCCAGGCAAAGCAGAACGAGATTTCCTCAGAATTCGGAGTAGCGGCAAGCGGAGGATTCCCCAAAAGCCTCGACGAGACGAAATGGGACGCCGCCGACAAAAAGGCATGGCGGGCACTCCCCCGGGAAAAGCAAATCCAATTCCAAGAGGAGAAAAACTACCGGGCGGTCTATGACAAAATCAAAGGCCATTACGACTATTGGAAAAACCAGACCTTTGACGAGTGGAAGGCGCAGAATCGCGATTACCTTTCCGCCAACAATCCCAACGCGACCAACGAGGAATTGCAGGCAGCTTTTCAGGACAGCAAGGCGGTAACTCTCTCTGCCCTTGAAGGAACCTATGCGAAGCAAAGCCAGCTTCACAGCCGGGCGGTCAATAACATCGTCATGGGGCACGACGGGAGCCTCACCAACGAAGAGTCCCAGGCGATTCAAAAAGTGGGGAAGGTTTTCGAGGGAGAGGACGACCCAAATACCATCATCGAGGCGATCAAAAGCGGGAAGGGGCTGGAAAAATTCACCCCGGCGGAAGTCGCCGCTTACAAGAAGCAGTTCGCCATTCAGATGCGCCCGGTCATGGAGAAGCTGTATCCCGGCACTTCCGACCTGGATAAAAAACTCTTCGAGGAGCCGGAGGCCGCCGACCACGTTCGCATGTGGTATCACAACAATGCGAAGGGATTCATTGGCGTGTGGACCTCGCTTTGGGGAGGCGCGGACGAGGTGCTTGCGGCCATCTTCAAAGGAACGGAATTCGGACGCGAGCGCCAGGCCAAAGCCCGACAGTTCCGGGAGGAAAATACAGGAGTCCAAGAATCGTTTCCCGACGATCCGCGTATGCACTGGCTCACGACGGCGGGGATTCAAGGCGTCACACAGGCGGCGCCCAATATTGCCACGGCATTCCTGGGAACCGCGGCGAACTTCACCTCGAATACCCTGCAAATGCTCCAGCAGGACAAGGGACAAAACTTCGAAGCCATCGCCGCCCGGGAAGCACAGAAAAAAGGCCTGACCCCTGAACAATGGCTGAAAAATGTTCCGCAGAATGAACGGGAAAACTTCGAAGCCGAAGCGACGTGGACGGCCCTGCGAAGCGCCATCCCTAATGCCGTTCTGGAAACCTTTGCCGACAAACTGCTGATTGGAAAAGTGCCATGGGATAAAATCCCCGGAGGGAAATACCTCAAGAGGCAGATCGCGAAATTTTCCGGTTCCCGTCCGAAACTGGCGCTGGGAGCAAAGATCCTCACCGATGGCGCGGTCAAGTCGGGATTCGAAGGGTTGCAGGAAGGCCAGCAACAGATCCTTTCCAACCTCAATACCTCCTCGATCAGCGGAGATTTTTCAGGGAAAACTCTCACCAAAGGACTCGGGCAAAACATCGTTGCCGGAGCCGCCGGAGGCGCGATGTTCGCCCCGATGGGAATTGCAGACAGCCTTCCCAAAGCCACCCCGGCCAAACCCGCAGCTCCCGCGATCCTGCCCGAGCAGGTTGCCGCGGTAAAGGTCCAGATCGACAACTGGCAGCCGCCCGCCGGGCTTTCGCCCGAGGGGGCGCAAACCGAGCGACTTGCAGCCAGTGGAGCGATCAAACTCATTTCCGGGCGGCCCATGGAAAGCCTGCTGGCTGAGGAACGGACCGCCCTGGAGAGCAAATTGCCCGACAAATCCCCCCGCATGGAAGACGTGGGCGGGGTTCCTGTCATCACCAAGGGACAGCTTTCGCGCCTGCAGCAGGTCGCCCCGATGTCCGCAGAACTTGCCATTCGCGACGAGGAAAGCCTGCGCGGCGAACTCCTTCAAAAAAATGAAGAACCGGAGACACCACAACAATCAGGGACGCCGACAGATCAAACAGGGAGCAACCCGCCGGCAAGTGGCGCGAATCGCCCGCAAACTCAAGATTCGACTGGGCAAGCCGGAATAACAACGCCGGAAGGCGATTTGAATGTTTCGCGTGGAACAGACCTCCCTCCTTTGCCCGTCGGGAAGTTTGGCCCCTTGGTCACGCCGAAGGAAAAAGGCGCGTCCAAGCAATTGCAGGCGCGGTTGGCGGGAACCGGGATCGATGCCTCAACGGCCAAGGACTATGCGGATTACTTTGTGCGCCGCGAAGGCACCACCGCATGGGGAGCGGGAAAAATCGATGCAGCCGTGGCGGAATTCGAGAAAGCCGGGGGACGCACCAACCCGACGGCCATCCGCAAGGCGATTTTTTCCAGCAGCAAATCCCAACAGCCGGAGATCGAAGCGATCCACGCGAAGGTGGTTTCCGACCTGGGAGCCGAATACGTCGCGCTTCCCTCGGAGAAGCGGGCGCGCCTGGACCATATCATCCGTCTCCGGATTGCCCCCGAACTGCTGACCTACGCCGGAGCGGTCCGCGAGATCGCGGCAAACATGGGAAAAAAGGGAGGGGGAGGAGTTGGAGTCAGCCAGGGGATGACGTTCAACTTCAATGTTGGCGACCTTCTCAGCGCCTCGACACTTCGCAGCCTGCAGGACGACGCCGGGGCAGAGCGCACGGTCAACGAGGAAATTTCCCACCTCGCCAACATCACGGCATTGGCAAAAATCCGCTCCTCCCGCACGGGGGAAGCCGGAGACGCCTTTGATTCCGCGCTGGCCGAGGCCGGAGAGATTTTTGGCGACCTGCCCAAAGAGGTTCAGGACCATGTGCGGGCCATCCGGGGAAAAGAACTCCTGGAAGCCCCCGGGGTGCTCGGCATGGAATTTTTCCGGATGTTTCTCCAACACGACATCGCGATTGCCGACGGGAAATTCACCACAGCCGACGGCGTGGTTCTCACCGAGCAAACGATGTCCCCCGATTTGGTGGAACGCCTGCGGGAGGTTTTCCGAAAGTTGCTCGCCGCCTTTGGGGAGATCCGCAGCACGCTCTCTGCCCAGCTCACCAAAGAGGGACGCCCCAAGGAGGAAATCGACGATTTGCTGGGTCGAATCGACCAGGCGAGGAAAGAATCGGTAAAAATTTTCAGGAACTTTCAAAAAGCGGCTGACAATTCCCGACGTGCCGCGTATGAGGCGCAATATGCAGGGAGAACTCCAACTGATGCCGCGGCCACCGGAACCCCTCAGCCCGCAGGAGGAAGCGAAGGCAGAGGAGGAAATCAACGCGGTCATGGCGGCCATGGAGGAGGAGATACCGGGGGAACGATGGAGGCAGGAACTCCGGCGCCGGGTGGTCCAAGAGTTCCTGCTGGATCAACTGGTGCGCCCGCGAATGCAGCGAGGGACGCGCGACTGGCTCAATTAGAGGCCGAAAAATCCGACCGCGACGCCGCGGCAGAGCGTGCGCTTGAACGCCGCAATCTCGCGGTGCAGCGCCGGGCCGAGGCCAGCGGAAGCAAAGAGGCCATTCTTTCCAAGGTTCCACAAGACGCGCGGGCCCTTGTCGCCGACGTGCTCACCCAAGTGCAAATGGGAAGCTCCACCTACGTTCTGGGGGCGAACCGGGAACGCCTGCCCGCCAGCTATGTGGCGGCCGCTCCGGGAACCGTGCAGGCCAGCCATGCCGGGACCGACTTCCACAAAAACCCCCTCTACGGAGGGGAGAATACCCGGCCCTACCACAGCGACGAGACCGAGCAAAACAAAGTTCTATCGATGGCTCGGGCCGGCGCGCTGGATGAAGATTCCGTAGTCACCGACGCCAAGAGCGCATCCGACGGCCCGGCCCAGGTCGTTCTCGCCATTTTCAACGATTCCACCGGTGCCTTGCGCGTTTCCCTGCAAACCGCCGGCGGGAATGGCCGGGAACAGGGAGTCAACCTCGCTCCCCTTGCGGATCAGGAACGACTCTCGGACGCATGGTCCGCCCGTGGGGCTCAGTTCGGACTCTCAGACATGCCAGATGGGTGGCGCGGGTATCGCTTCCTTGGGGTCTATGACCTGCGGGACGAGGCGCGCAATCGGGAATACCAGCAGCTTGTCGATAAGCTCAACCCCAATCAGGGCGTTGTGCAGGACACCGCCGCCCGGGCCGACATCGACGCCGCGCTGAATATCCCCGTCGAACGCCTGCTCGACATCCCGCTTTCCCTCTCCCCCGAGTCCGCGCGCGACGTCATGGTCGGGCTTGTGCGCGATTCCGAGAAACTCGGCATCGATCGCAACCTGGTCGCCGGTCTGGTAAAAAATCCCGCGCAGTCGCAATTTTACATTCAACGCCTCCTGATTGCCGCCGCATTCCGCAGCAAGGCCCTCGGGGAGTTTGTCACCTCCGCGCAATGGTCGAGTGGACACGCCACGATCGCCAGCTTGATCAAGAGCGCGACGGGCACAGCCTTGCAACTCCGCTCAAAAGGCCACGGCAACATTGCCGACGCCATCGGGCGCACACTCGAGCGCGTGAGCGAATATGCCCGGAACGGACGCAAGCTCAACTTGGCGATTTCCCAGGCTGCCGAACAACAGGAAATCGGGGAGGACGGTCCGGTTATCCAGGCCATCGCCTCCGCGCTCGCTTCGAAGGTCGAATTCCTTCCGAAGAACAAAAAAGGCATCTTTTCTGTGGATGCCGACGAGACCTCTGCCGGATTCGATGACTTGCTCTCCGACCTCGCCAGCGGCGTGGAACATTTCACAGGTGAGGCCGATCTGCTGGGATCTGCCCCCACCATGGCCGAGACGCTCAACGCAGCCATCGAAGCCCACTTCCGCAAGGTTTCATCGATCTCCCCCCAACTCCAATCCCGGGGAACGGGTTTCAACCGATCGCGCCGGATCCGGGACCTGCAGCGCAAGCGCCAAGGCGAGAGCCTCACCCGCTGGGAGAGCGCGGAACTCACCCAGCTTGAAAAGACCAGCGGGCAGGAGTTCATGGGGTTCTTTGACCAAGCGCTATCGGACAACTTCCAATTGGAAACGCAACTTGTGCGCATCGGGATCCCCCGGGCCCCGGTCGAACAAATGCAGCTCATGGCGCGCAGGCCGGTGGACAGCCCGAGCCGCCAGGCCGCGGAAGACATCCTTGCTCAAGCGTTGCCGCAGGAAACCAACGTTCCTGCCGATCATCCCTCGCGCAAAAAACTCGAACGCTCGGTGCAGGGGGCATGGAACGGACTCCCCGAGGCGTTTCGCGCAGCGGTCGAGGCCGATGCCGCCAACGGATATCCCGGGCTCCCCGGCTTTATGCCATCGCCCAGGCTCACTCGATACGAGCGCACGATCGAAGCCCACTTTGCCGCGCAAATTTCCAAATCCCCCGAGGAGTCCCTTGGGAAATATACCGCCCTTGCCAAAGAGGACTTTGGAGAGGAAGCCGAAGGCCGCTACCTCAATGCCGACCTCGCCCGGGATGTTTACCCGCTCTACCGCGACAACAAAGACCTTCGTCCCGCCATAGACCGGGCCACGCTGGCACCGGCTGGCTACATCACCTCCCGTCTGGCATGGGATCACTGGCTCAAAAACACCGATCCCTCAAAGCGTGGAACAGTGGTTTTCATGGCCGGCGGGATGGCCAGCGGGAAGACGACTTCCGTTCACAAGACGTATGACGATGACGACAAGCGTCGGACCGCCATTTTCATGGATACAGTCCTTGGAAACTATGACCGGGCGGTGAGGATGATTGGGGAGGTTGAGGCAGCCGGGCTGACTCCTCATTTGACCTTCGTCTATCGCCCGTTTCAAAACGCTTCCGAGGCAGCCATCCAAAGACTGCGGGACATCGGACGCCCGCTCGACAAGGATTCCCTCGGCCAGGCGCACTATGAGGCGCAAAAAGTTTTCCTAAGACTCTATCGCGAATTTGGAGACAAATATCCCTTCGAGGTTATTACCAACGAAGGCCATATTGATCACATTTATAGGTCAAAAGGCGTTGACGATTTGATGTCTAGTGCGTATGGTAGCTTAGAGGATGAAAACCAACGAGACCAAGAAGCTAAGACCGACCGGGCCGGCGGGCCAAACCGAACAGGAGAGGCAAGCCCACTTCGACCGCGCGAAGGCCGAGTGGAAGGCCAAGCACGGGGACAAACTCCCGAAGGTTCACTAAGGAACCTCCCCGAAGCCGAGGCCAAACGCCGCCTCGCACAGATTTACCATCGGGTCATCCAATCGGCTGACCTTCCCATGTGGGAGAAAACCGCCGTCGTTCACGGCTATATCCCGCCAGCTGTGCAGTTGCAGGCCCGCCGCGCCAGCAAAGACGACCAGACCGGCGACCTCTTTGCCTTTTCCGCCCCGGAGATCGCCGCCTATGACAAGGCGCTCCAAGGGGAGGGGATCTCCGCACCATCGGCAAAAGCCGCCGCCGCCATGTCCGACCTTGGGGTGTCCGCCCCGGTCGCACTCGATCTTTTCGGGAGCCCCTTGACGAATGGAGATCCCAAACGTATCAGCAACCAGGAGCCACAAAATGAAAACCAAACTCTCACCCGAGGAGCAGCGAATCCTGCTCGGAAACTTCACGCCGGAAGAACGCAAGAACGTCCGCCGGACGGAGGAATGGGAGACCTGTTTTCAGTCCTGGCTGGCCAGCGCGACGCCGAGCGAGATTCAGGAACGACTCGAGGGGCCGGAGGAGGAGTTCTTGGAGTGGATGGACCAGAAGGCGCTCCAACTCGTGAAGGCGATGAAACTCGACGACCGGGAGGAGACGGAAGCCCTCAAGGAACTCTTCCCGTATCCGGAGGACTGGGAGGAAAGGGCGGACGATCCGCTTCCCCCCGACCTGCAAAAAAGAGCAATGTCATTGCTCAACCGGGTTCAGGAGTAACCACCCAGCGCCCGCCCGTCGGGGATCCCGCTCGCAACATCACCCTTTCGCGCGATCAGGCGCTTGCCCCGCGGGGCACCGTGAGCAAACTGCGGGCGAACCTGGAAGCCTTGCGCATCATCAAGGCCATGGAGTCCGAGGGCCGGCTGGCCACGGCAGAGGAAAAACAGGCGCTTGTGAAATTTTCCGGCTGGGGCGCACTCTCGCAGGCGTTCGACGACGACAAGGCAGACCGCGTGGAGAATGGAGAGATTGAAACCCGCCGGCGCACGGCAGAGCGCACCCGCAGCTACGGGGACAGCGATTACTACCGCAGCGAGGCCGAAAGCCAGCTTGCGGCCGCCCAATCCCTCGAAAACTGGAAAAACCAATGGGGCGAGGCCCACGCGGAGCTGAAATCCCTTCTCAACGAGGAGGAATACCGGGCGGCCAAGCGCAGCACGATCAACGCCCACTACACCAGCCCGCAAATCATCGCTTCCATGTGGGACATTGCGAAATGGATGGGATTCAAAGGCGGGAATGTCTTGGAACCGGGCGCGGGAATCGGACACTTTTTCGGACTCATGCCCGAGGAGATTGCCGATCGCAGCAAACTCTTTGGAGTGGAACTCGACTCCTACACCTCAAAGATTCTCAAGGCGCTCTATCCCGAGGCCGATATCCAGAACATCGGGTTCCAGAAAGCCGACATCGCCGACAACTCGATTGATCTCGCCATCTCGAACGTGCCGTTTGCCAACATCCCGGTTGCCGACAAGGCGCTTGAGGCGATGGGCGGACCCGTGAGCAACCTGCATGACTACTTTTTTGGCAAGGCGCTGACCAAGCTCAAACCCGGCGGGGTGCAAATCTTCATCACCAGCGCGTTCACAATGGACAAGGGAAACCCCGAGATCCGCAAATGGCTCTCCGAACGCGCCGACCTGGTAGCCGCCTACCGGCTGCCCAACGACGCCTTCAAGGACAATGCCGGCACCGACGTGGTGACCGACATTATTGTATTACGGAAAAAGGACGGGAAACCCTTCCCGCACGCCCAGGCGTGGACGACCCTTGGAGACGCCAAAACCCAGAAGGGAGCGGACATCCGGATCAACGAATACTTCGCGGCCAATCCCAAGAATATCCTCGGCCTGCTCGACAACGACGGGTCCATGTATGGGGAGAAAGAGGAAATGACCGTCCATGGCGATTCCAACCGCCCGCCCTCGGTGGCGATGCAGCAGGACCTTGCCACCATCCCACAGGGGATCATGGGAGAAGTGGAGGAGAGCGGCCCGGTGCGAAACGGCGCTTCCGTTGTCAAAATGGGCAACATCGTTTACCGGGACGGGAAATATTACTTCCAAGGCCACGACGAACCCGATGCCGATCTCAACGCCCCGAAGAATGCCCCGCGGGTCTCCCGGTTCCTCGACGTGCGCGACGCCCTGAACCGGCAATACGACTTGGAACTCTCCGATACGGCGAGCGCGGAGGAGATCGAAGACAACCGCCGCCAGCTCAACCAGAATTACGACGCCTTCAAGGCGAAATTCGCCGAGTTCCACGACCGCCGGAACAAGGCCCTTTTCATCGATGACCCGGATTACTTCCGCCTGCTGGGGGCCGAGGTGGAAAAAGCGGCCAACAAGGGCACGTCCGCCATTCTGGAATGGGCGAAAAAGGGACAGAAGAAGGAATACGTCAAGGCCGACATCTTCACCAAGCGCGTGCTCGAGCCGCGCAGCGAGCCGACCAAGGCGGACACCCTGGAAGATGCCTTTGGGATTTCCCTCGGCTGGCGCAATTCCGTGGATTCCCGGTTTATGGCCGACCTGCTGGGACAGACCCCCGAGCAAGTCGAGAACGCCCTGCTTGTGCAGGAGATCGCCGTGCGGGATCCGGAAACCGGGCGCCTGTTCTCCCGCGAGCAATACCTTTCGGGCAACGTGCGCAAAAAGCTGATCATCGCGCAGTCCGCGGGCCCGGACTACGCCCGCAATGTGCGGATGCTGGAATCCATTCAGCCCCAGCGTGTCGGCATCGAGGACATCCGGTTTTCGGTCGGGGCGACATGGATCCCGGCGGACATTTACAACCGATTCCTGGAAAGCCTGGGAGTCTCCGGCTACCGGTTCGTTTACAAGACCGAGAACGAGCGCAGCGAGTGGGAGATGGTCCGGGACAAGCGCAACTCCAAGAGCGGGGTGGAATACAAGGATTACGAGACGACCTCCGCCCCGATCGAGGGGATCATGGATTCCCTGCTCAATCTCAAGGCCATCACGATCACCAAGAGCGAGAAAGAGGGAGGGGGGATCGACCAGGCAGCCACCACCGCCGCGCGCGAAAGGGCGAAACTGCTGGGGGAAAAATTCATTTCCTGGGTGAGGGGAACCGAGGATGTCGCCGCCGAACTTGCCGAGGTTTACAATCAGGAAGTCAACTCCCACGTCCAGCGCACCTACGACGGGCAATTTCTCGCCTTCCCATGGGCGAACAAGGATTTCAACATCTACCCCGACAAGAAGAACACGATTTGGCGGGCGATCCAGGAGGGATTCGGGCTCATCGCGCACGGTGTGGGCGGGGGCAAGACGATCATCGGCAGCGGCATTGCTCTGGAAATGCGCCGGCTGGGAATGGCGCGCAAGCCCATGATCGTGGTTCACAACGCCACGCTGGAAGGCTTTGCAAAGGAAATCGCCAAGATGGCGCCGACCGCCCGGGTGCTGGTCGGGCGCAAGGACGAGCTGGGCGGACCCAAGCGCAAAGAATTCTTGATGCGCATCGCCGCCGGCGACTGGGATGCCGTTGTCATCGCCCATTCCACGTTTGGTCTCATCGAGGATGATCCCGAGGTGGAGATCAAACATTCCCGCGCGCTGGTGGACGAGGCCATGGCCACGTTGAAGGAGAAAGGTTACGACAGTGTGGCTGACGCCAAGGAGGACCGCCGGAAGCCCCCGACGGTCAAGGCCCTGGTCAAGCAAATCGAAAAACTCGAAGGCCGCATTGACTCGGCCAAGAAGCGCCGGACCGATACCGGGCTCCTCAATTTCCAACAGCTCGGGGTGGATGCCCTCATTGTGGACGAGGTGCACGAGTTCAAGAAGATGCCCTTCTCCACCCAGCTTGAGGCGAAGGGGATCGACGGGGGCATGAGCGCAAAGGGATACGCGCTGCTCATGCGCGCCCGGCAGATTCAGGCGCAGATGGGTGGAAAAAACGTCTTTTCCATGACCGGCACTCCGGTGACAAACACGCTGGGGGAAATCTGGAATATGATCCGCCTGGTGGCACCGAACGTCCTGCGGGATTACAAGGTGGAACTTTTCGACCAGTTTGTGAGCAAATTTGCCGTGGTCACCACCGAGAGCGAGATGGGAGCCAATGGGGATTTCAAGAACGTGGACCGGCTTTCCCGGTTTGTAAACCTGCCCGAGTGGGCCACGTTTTTGCGACAGGCTGCCGACGTGAAACTGGGAGACGACCTTGTTGTAAAGAACCGCCCGGGAATCAAAGGCGGCGCCCCGGAACTCGTGGCGGTGCCCAGAAGCAATGGCGTGGCCGAGTGGGTGCGCTACATCCGCGGAGTTCTGGATGATTATTCCCAACTCGACGGGAAGGACATTGCCGAGAATCCCAGCCTTGGGGCCGTGCCCGTGCAGGCGTTCATGGCGAGCCGGGCGGCCGCAATCGACATCCGCCTGATCGAACCCCGCGCCAAGGATGAACCCGGCAGCAAGGTCAACCGCATGATTGGCCGTCTGATGGACCTTTACCACGACACCGACGCCTACAAGGGCACACAGGTGATTTTCGCCGATTCCTTCAACCAACAGAAAATCACGCTCTTTGATGCCGTCACACCCTCAAGCCTTGACATTGAGCTGGATCCCGAAAAAGGACCGGGGACGACGTTCAACCTCTACGACGACATCCGCGAAAAGCTGATCGCCCAAGGGATCCCGGCGGAAGAAATCGCCGTCATCACGGATTCCAAATGGAACAACGATAAAAAGAAGCTGGCGCTTTTCGACATGGTGAACGAGGGGAAGATCCGCGTCATCATCGGGTCCACGAAGAAACTCGGAACCGGAGTGAACATGCAGCAACGCATGATCGCGGCCCACCATCTGGACGTGCCATGGACGCCGGCGGAACTCGAGCAGCGCGACGGTCGGGTTTTCCGCCAGGGAAACGTCCACGGCGAGATGGGGGTTGATATTGAACTCCTGCGCTATGGCATGGAGGACACGCTGGATGCCGCCCTCTGGCAAAAGCTTGAGACCAAGCAGCGGTTTGCCTACGCCGCGCTTTCCGGCAAGATCAAGGGCCGCGAGCTGGCCGAGGACAAAACCAGCCTCAACCTGCAGGAACAGCGGGCCGTGCTCTCCGGGAGATACGGTCGCCGGCTCTGGGAGATCAACACCCGGCTCGACGAACTGCGCATGTCCCGCTACGCGCACGAAATGGAGGCCGATCGACGGAAATCCGAGATTTCCAACGCGCAAAACCACCTGCGAATCTACGACGAGCGCATTGCCCGCCTCGCTCCCTCTGTCGAGAAGATGCGGCGCCTCGCCGCCGGTATCGCCGAGAAGGGGATCGTGCTGGCCGTGGACGGGGAGACATTCGAGACCAAAGCGGCCACCGCCGAGGCCGTCAAGGCCGCGCTGGATGCCTCGCGCGGATCCCTGCGACTGAGCGCCGACGGTCGCCAGATCTCCCCGCCCGTGACCTCGATCACTGTCAACGGGACGCCCATTTTCCTGCACCCCACCGTGAAGGTGGACAACGAATGGGACGAGGACGCCAAGCGCATGGTGCAGCGGAGCGCGGTGACATTCGACCTGGTGACCGGCGCCGCCGACGCAGAGAACGATTTGAGCTTTGGAGTCGTGACCAGCCCGGGAACGCTTCTTTCCCGATTGGAGGAGCTTGTGGACACGGTGGAATCTCTCGGGCGCGGCCAGGCCATGAATTCCGAACGCTTGCGCCAACTGGCCGGAATGTCCGAAACGGCAGCATGGCCGTATCAAGAGGAATACGACACGCTCTCACAAGAACGGGTGGAGACCGAGGCCCTCTATGCCGACGAGCGCCACCAGCGAGCCCACACACCGCAACAACTCCAGGCGCGCAAGACCACCTACGACCCGAATCAGGAGCTTTTCGACTTCGACTCGATCCCCGAGGACCGCCCCGCGGCGCAGGCCGACGCCGAGTTGTATCCGCTCGATCGGTTCAAGGCGGAACTCCCGCAGGCGATGCGCATCGCCTCCGCATGGAACAACATCCCCGGGGTGGACCAGGAGGAAATCCGGCAGGTTGCCCGGCTGGCCCTCGCCGATAGCGCGCGGAAGTTCGACGGGACGCTTGGGAAGCCGTTTTCCGCCTATGCCGGGGTTTCTGTGCGCAACCGCCTCCGCTCGCTCTACCGCAAGGAAGATACCCGGCGCAGCCTGTTTCCGGTTTCTCTCGATGAACCGAGGACGGATGACCCGGATTCCGAAACACGGGGAGATTTCGCCGCAGACACCCGCACGCTTGCCGCTCCCGACGCCGCCGCTTTGAGGGAGAGCAGGAGGGTTTTGGATAAAAGTATCTCCGCTTTGACCCCCCAAATGCAGATCGCCATTCAGGGATTCAGCGAGCACAAGACGCTTGAACAAATCGGGCAGGATATGGGCGGGCTCAGCAAGCAGAGGGCAGAGCAGGTATTGAAAGCCGCCCTGCGAATCATGCGGAAAAATCTGGGGGAACGCGGGTTGAACTCGACGCTTCAACTCATGGCGCGCGGGTATCAGGTTGACGAAACGCCAGGAGATTCGTATGGGCAATCAAATGGAATATCCCGCCCCTTACCACACGACGCCGGAAAACCAGTGGCGCAAACTGGAAAAGGATCGCAAACGCAATCCCCATGGCATCCCTCGCCCGATAAAAGCGCACAGGCTTACGGCGGACCCTACGGCATACCGGCGGAAAGAGCCTTCCAAGGAATCTCCTACGCTCCAGCCCGAGAATGGGGAGTAGCCAGACTCGCCGATTTCTTCCAGACAACCGGAGGAGAACGGGAGCGCAGCATTGCTGTCACAAATAGCCAGCTTCCGATTTACCGGAGCGACTACAAGGCGAACGCGACGGACTTTGCCCTCGCGCAAGAGATTGCCACAAAGGAATTCCAGAAAACCATTCGCGAAATCGATTCCGCCTATGCCTCGCACCCGGGCCGCGCCTATTGGATGCTTCCGCGCACCCCGCAGGCCCGCGCTCTCTTTACCGATGCCTCGGGAAAAGTGCATTTGCTTGACCATCCGGGCGGGGAAATTTCCCTTTCTGAAAACCAGGCTCTTTTTGCCCGTGGAGCCGAAGAGACTAATTCCTCTGCCGAAGAGGATTTTTCCGACATCGACGCGCTCTTGCGCGACCTGGATTCCGAGATCCCCGACTACCAGGCTGCCGCGCTGGTTGAGGAAGACGCCGGGGGGCGCAAGACGATCGGGCGGCCGGACCTTGCCCACGGGGCCGACAATGCCGACGTGCGGGGAGCCGACCAATACTACACCGACCATTTCTCCCCACAGTCGGAGACACAATGGCAGCTTGAAGCCGATAACATGCTGGCCAGCGACTACGCCGGGACGAAGCTGGCGATCGAGCGCGCGGGTCTGGGCGGGCAGACGATCTCTCCGGCGCAGACAAAGGCCGCGGAAAAAATCGCCACCGACCTGCGCAACGCGATGCTGAAAACCGGAACGCCGGAGAGCCGGGCCGCTTTCAACGTCTTTTGGCTGGCATTCCGGGGAACCGGCACGGCAGCGGGCCGCGCGCTGGCCAGCCGGCGGGATCCGCTCAAGACCCCGGCGCAACGCTACCGGGATTTCCTCACCGATTTGATTTTGAAACCACGGCCCGCGGCACAGAAGGCGATCGACGCAGCGGCCACGCCGGCAGAGAAAACCGCCATCATTGACGCCGAGACCAAGGCGCTGCTGGAAAAACTCAAGGCCTCCGGGATCAACGTGGATGACATCCTCAAGGATCGGGTGACGCTCTCCCTGCAAAACCGCAACATCATCGAGGAGTTCGTTCAACTCCTTGCCCGCGCCGCCGGAGACAAGGAGAGCCGCCAGCGGGCTTTCCGGATGATCTTGCGCAACCGTTCCTTTTCCGACATCGCCAAGGCCGCGGGAATCAGCGAATCCGAGGTCAAGCAGATCAAAACCGATTTCATCGCCAAGATGCGCGCCCAGCATTTTGCCAAGTTCCAGGCCGGGGCAAAGGCGGACTCTGCCACCCTGATTACCGGGAAGACCGTCGATGATGCCACTGCCGAGCGGGAATTCTCAAAATGGCTTGGGGTGCTGGGGATCGTGGACGATGCGAAGCAGGGTCGGCCAAGGTTCAACATTGAGGATCCCGCCCATGTCATGCGAATGGCACGAGCCATCCAGGCGGCCACCCGGGCGAACGTGCTCGATATGGCCTACGAGTGGTGGATCATGAACATCCTCTCCGGGCCACAAACCCAATTCGTGAATATCGCGGGCAACACGGTCAACGCCGCATGGGATATGACCGTGCAGCGCGGCATGGAGGCGACGGTCAACCTGGTGATCCGCGACAGCAAGGCCGCCCGGCTCGGAGAATTCCGCTTTTTGGCAAAAGGGCTCCTCCCCGGAATGGCCAAGGGGCTCTCCATGGTCGCACGCGCTTGGAGCGCCGAACACGACTTTTTTGAGCACACGGTGCTTGGAACCCCGATGGAGATCGACAATTTCGACAAGGCCGGAAACGTCCGGTCCGCCATCCCCGGCAAGCTGGGCCGGCTGGTCCGGGTGCCGGGCCGGGCACTCCTTTTCGCGGATTCGTTCTTTAAGACGGCCATCGGACAGGTCGAAGTGGGGGCGGTTGCCTACCGCATTGCCAAGTCCGAAGGGCTTTCTGGAAAGAAACTTACCGATCGCGTTGCCCTGCTTTCCCAGACCCGGGATCAGGTGATTGCGGGGAATATCGCCAAGGCCCGGCCATCCGCCGAGATGGTCGAATTTTTCGCCAAGGCGCTCGCTCAGAAGGATGAAACCCTAAAATCCGACGATCTCATTGCCGACCGGTCCAGCCAGGCATGGGAGATGGCCCGGGAGCAAACCGCCTTCGACATGGCCCGCGAGGCCGGTTGGAGCGACGCCGCATGGCAGCGGGCGGTGGAAAAATCCAAGGAACTGACCTTCCAGCAGGATTTGCGGGAAAGCGAAGAGGGCGGGAACATGGTCGAGGACCTCGCGGCCAAGATTCAGACCATGCGCGGCAGCAACCGGCTTCTGGGGCTGTTTTTTCCGTTCGTCCGCACTCCCTACAACATTTTCCGCATGGGGATCCGCAAAACCCCGCTGGGATCGGCAAATCTGGCATGGCAGGTCGGGCGAGGACTTATGGGACTGAAAAACGGGCAACCCTACCTCACGACCCACCCCGAGGCCGTGCGCGATGTCTCCGAGCAGCTCATTGCCTGGACCGCGCTCGCCCTGCTTTGGGGAGCGGCCCAAGGCGACGGGGACGACGATGACAAGCCGGTGCTCATTACCGGATCGATGCCCTACAACTTGATCAGCCGGGGCCAGCGCGAACTCCAGCAGCGCGCCTACGGCGGGGATTATGTCATCCGCATTGGCGGCCGCAATGGGTGGACCTTTCACTACGGTCGCTACGAGCCGCTCGCCACGGTGCTGGGAACCACCATCGACACGATCCGCGCGATCAAGAGCAAAGGCGCCACGGCAGACAACATGGATGCGCTCTACGGCTACCTCATGGCGCAGGCGCAATCCAAGACGTTCCTGCAGGGATTCTCCGACATTTCAAGAGCCTTGGAGGGAAGCGCGAACGTCGGCGAGGGAACCAAGCGGTTTCTCATGCAGGCGATCGTTCCCAACATCATCCGCCAGCCGCTTCGCAACCTCGATGACTACGTGCGCGACACCAAGCACGCGGAGGCCATGTATCAAGCCCTGCCCTCGGGAGACTTCGCGCCGCCAAAGACCACCATCTACGGGAAGGACATGCAAAAGGGCGGAAACCCGGTGCTCCGGCTTTTCCTCACCACCCCGCTCAAAGCCGACGCGCAACTCGAGTCCGCCGACCGCCTGCTTCTCAACTGGAACCGGGAGAACCCCTCGCAAGCCTATGCTCCCCAGGCCCCGGCAGACACCTACCAGCGCGCAGGCAAGGAGCACAAGATGACCGCCGAACAATACCACCGGTTCAGTGTCGCCTCCGGACGCTTTGCCAGCGCGATCCTGAAAGGCAAACTCACCGCCGCCAAGATCGCAAAACCCAAGATCGATGACGTGGACACCATTCGAAAAGCCTTCGAGGACGCCCGCACGATGACCCGCAAGCGCATGTTCCCATGAGCCGAAAAGAACGCCACTTGGTTTGGGAGACTGTCCGCGGCTCGCACTACGACCCGCGCACGAGGAAGATCCACCTCGACCCCAACGCCCCGTGCTATGTCGCCGTCCACGAGTGGGCGCACGCCCGGCAACACCGGACGCTCACGATCGCCTACCGGTTTTGGGAGGTCACTTGTTTCCTGCTCTGGGTGCGACGGATTGCCCGCCTCTGGGTCGAGTGGGAGGCAGACGCTTTTGCCCGCGCAGAAATGCGGCGGTGCGGGATCTGGGACGAGCCGAGCGAGGAAATCTCCCGCATGGTCCTCTGGCGCTACGCCCGCTGGATCCCGGTGCCGTGAAATTTTCCCCGCGAAAAGATTGACAGCTTGAAGCCGACACGTTAAAGGAACGCTCAATCGCGGGGTAGCGCAGCGGTAGCGCGCCGGGCCCATAACCCGGAGGTCGGCGGTTCGAGTCCGCCTCCCGCAACCAAATTTCATGAAATCGGAAACCGGAAACCTGAGACCTGAGACCGGAAGCCTGAAATTTCAGCTTTCAGCTTTCAGCTTTCAGCTTTTTCTTCCATGAGCTTCCGAGGCCAGTCCCAGGTCGAATCGTTGCGGGAAAACTTGCCTGCCAACACTGGGGACGACCCGGACAAGCCGCGGATCCCATTCAAGACCGCGCTGGTTCTCACCCGGGAACAGGAGGATGCGCTGGTGGACCACGTTTGCGATAGGCTCGACCAGATCGAGAAGCAACTGGGCAAGCAAAGCGGGAAGACCGGCACGGGGAAAGACTGGGAAATCAGTTGCGACCCGGAAAGCTTTTTTGGAAAGCGGCAGAAATACACCGCCCGCTACTACAACCACGTCGAGGACCGAAAGACGAAAGCCGCGCCGGGCTCTCCGGGCGACACGATTTACAACTACTCGAACCTCACGGCCAGCGTGAGCCAGCGGGCGGTCCGGCAGATGGTGGCCAAGGCGACATCGTTCCTTTTCGGCCAACCCGACGATGACGAATGGTTCACCGCCGAGGGGATCGGGATCGAGGACGACACATTGGCCGACAAGGTGAAAAAATACGCCCGGTTCGTGATCAAGAAGAACAAGGTCAAGGCGAACCATGCGCAGGCCGTGGAGTTCGCATTTGTGCGGGGAGAAACCGTCATCAAGACGACCCACAGCGAAGTCTTCCAGCTTTTCAAGCGCACCGAGACCTATCTTGTCGATCCCGCCGGGGAGCCGATCCTCGACGTGCACGGAGATTATATCTGTGCCGGGGATGCGTGGATCCCCGAGCAACAGCAGGTTCCCGCCGCGTCCGTCCCGCCCGAGCAGGCACACCTGGCGATCATGGAGCCCCTGCCCCCGGTGGAAGAAACAACCGAGGGAACAGGGGACTACGAGGAAGCCGCGGAGCCTCCCGAGCAAATGGCGCTCATTCCAACAGGAAACGAACTCCTCAAGCGCGACGGTGTGACGGTAAAGCCAAAGTCTCCGATTTGGAAAACCGGCGTGCTGACCCGGCGCATTGTCACATTCTCCGGCCCGGACAGCCGGATTTGCCATTACCTTGATTTTCTCGCCCCTCTCAATGCCCCGGGCTTGCAGGCCGGAGAGGCCGACCTGATCGCCCACCTCTACGACAAGAGCGCGCTGCAGGTCGCCCAGATGTTCCGCCAGCAGTTCGAGGAAGGCGACGAGGGGCTGGAGAACTTCCAGAGCGCCGTCCAGATCCTTGTGGATTTGCTCTCGCAGAGTTCCGCACCCAAGAGCGCCGCCGGCCAGCCCCGGCGCGACTTCAAGGAGCAGGACACCGACGCCAGCACAAACAACCCGCTCAGCGAATTTGCCGAAGTCTGGGGGACCTACGATTGCGACGGGGACGGCGTGGAGGAAGAGTTCTTCATGGTGCTCGCCCGCAACAACAAGGTGCCGGTTTTTTACGAATACACGGCCAACGTGACCTTGCGCGGAGTGCGCCCCTTCGACCGCCAACGGGCGATCGCGATCGATGGCCGCTGGTATGGCATGGGCGGCATGGAATATTTGGAGACCGAACAGGAGCCGATCGATCTCATGCTCAATCGTGAAAGCTATCGGGCGAGCAAAAGCGGACGGGTGACCCTGTGGAGGCCATACAACACGCTGGAAGGCGACCGGGATCGCAACCTTCGTCTCAACGATGGCGGCACCTACACGCCGAAGCCCGGAATTAAAAACGAGGAGGTGCTCTCCTATGTGATCCTTCCCGACGACACCTCCGACATGAAGGGCACGCGCGACTTCATGTTGCAGCTCCTGCAGATGAAAACCGGTGTGCTCACCGGGGCGGATCGCAACACCTCGAGTATGCCCAGCAGCGAGACGCTGGGGGAGGAGCAACTCATCACCGAGAGCGGAGACGAACTTTTCGACCTGTTCCTGATGAATCTCTACAACGGGGAGATTGCGGCGCTCACCTCCGTGCTCGATGTCCTTTTCTCCAACATCGACCGGAACCAGGTGTTTACCTACTTCAACGGCGAGGCGAACGAGATTCTCGAACTCACCCCCGACGACGTGCGCGATCTCGCGGTGAACGTGCGCCTCTCGATCACCCGCACTCGCGACAAGCAGACGCTCGAAGCCGGCAACGTGGCCGAGGGAGTGATCAACAACTACTATTCCCTCCCGCTGCCCTTGCAGCAACGCCTCAAACCCTTCGCTCAAAACCGGCTCAAGGCCATGAAGGTGCCCCGCCCGGAAAACATCATCGAACCCATGGAGTTGCCCCCGCCACAACCCGCGGGAGCCGCCCCAACGGACCCCATGGCACAATGAACAATCACGCAAAGTCGCGGGGGCTCGAGGGGAACACGTTCCCTCCGTGTCTCCGCGTCTCCGCGTGAAAAAGGATTTATGATAACCGGCGTCGTCAAATGGTTTAACGAAAAGAAGGGGTTTGGTTTCATCACCAGTCCCGAGGCCAGCGGGGATATCTTTGTCCACTTCTCAGCGATCGAGGGCACGGGATTCCGAAACCTGCGCGAAAGCGAGTGCGTCAGGCTGGATGTCGAGACAACGGTCGAGGGAAAACTGCGGGCGCTCAACGTGCAGAGGATTTAAGTCTTATGGATGTAAAATGGATTCCGGTTGAAACTTCGCTTCCGGAAGAAAAACGAAATGTCCTTGTCACGGACGGAACTGAAATAGCGATGCTCTATCGTGAATTCAGACACGATAGAAAAACATGGTATTGGTCAATGCCGGATTGGATCTCAGGCATGGAAGCTGACATAGATTTTGACGATAAGAAAATAACACACTGGATGGAGCTTCCCCCATTACCGACCAACGTTGAGTTGAAATCATGAATACCCCGAAATACATCGCCGATTTCCCGGAACCCATCGGCATCCTTAGCAAAGGCCGGTTTGTCTTGGAGCGCGAGCACGCGGCAGTGCTCTTTGCAAAGTTCCGAAAGGTCGAGTTGGAACGACTGGATTCCTACCGTCCGCTCAATGAGACGACACGGGAGGAGTGGCAAACAGTCCTTTTCGTCCGCCCTGGGGGATTCGGGGACTTGCTTTTCCTCACGCCGACACTTCGCGCGCTCAAAAAGCAGTTTCCCGCCTGCAAGATCACCGTTTCATGCGCCGGGAAGTTCGCCCCGGCCCTGCGGGAAAACCCGGATGTCGATGAGGTCATCCCCTATCCGGTCCCGGTGGCGGACTGGGAAGCCGCCGACCGGCATGTCTGGCTGGAAAGAATTCTTGAGGACCGCGAGGACGCCGAGCGCGTGAACGCGATCGACCTGATTGCCAGCGCCGCCGGGGTGAAGGTCGAGGACAAGACGATGCGCTTTTGCCTCACCGAGAAGGAACGGGCGGCCGCACTGGACTGCTACCCGAAGACCGACAAGCCGAGGGTGGGAATCCAGGTCGAATCCAGCGCGCTCAACCGGGATTATCCCGGAGATCTTCTCGTGAAGGTCGCCAGCAAACTCGTTGAAAGCGGGTGCGAGGTATTCCTTTTCGGGGTGGGGGACCATATCGAGGCGGGTCCGGAGTTTGTGAACCTTGCGGAGATCAAGCCGACATTCCGGCAGAGTTGCGCCATCCTCGCCACCTGCGACGCCGTGCTTGCCCCGGATTCCTCGCTCTGCCATGTCGCCGGGGCGCTCAATATCCCGACCCTCGGACTCTTTGGGCCATTTCAGTCCGAAATCAGGACGAAATACGCCCCGAGCGTGACCGCGATCGACGGGCACGCCAAATGCGCGCCCTGCCACCACCACGCCGGCAGCGGGCAGGATTGGCCGGAGGGTTGCCCCGGGGCCGAGAAAGGCCGGTGCATGGCGCTCGCCAACATCGACCCGAAGCGCATCGTGACCACCATCCACAAACTGCTGGCCACCCGCGAAGTGAAGGAAAGCAACATCATCCAACTGCCATGAGCGAAAAATCCCAGGAACAGCTCGAAAGCGAAGCCAAGGCCCAGTCGGACTTGGAGGACATCATGCGCCTGAAATCCTTTCCCCCGTTCGCCTACTTCAAGCGTCGAATCTCGGAAAAGAAACGGGACCAGGAGGCCAAGGTTCTCAACCAATCGACTCCCGACGATACGCTGGTTTACGAAAAGCGCCTGCTTCTGGTGTGGAATGAAGTGGAAACCCTCCTCTCCAACGACGAAGCCGGCTGCCGCAATATTCTCGGGATCGAACCCGACGCCCTGCCCGAGGCGTGAAAGAGACTTCCAAGGCGACTCGGCGGCGCTGGTGCGAGGAATCGCAGGGAGGATTCCCGTGGAAAAGCGTTTTCGTTGGCAAGGGGATCGATGTCGGATGCGGTGACGACCCGCTCCCCTTTGGAAACTGCCAGCCATTTGACCAGAAGGACGGAGACGCCAACCGGCTTTCCCGGTATTTTCCGGCGGGCCATTTCGACTATCTCCACGCCTCGCAATGCCTGGAGCACATGCACGACCCCACCACGGCCTTGGCCGAGTGGTTGAAGGTGGTGAAGCCCGGAGGGCATGTCATCTGCACGGTTCCCGACTGGGTTGCCTACGAGGGGATGCGCTGGCCGTCGGCAAACAACCCGGACCACAAAAGCAGTTGGTCCATGATCTATCGCGGGTCCATCGCCCCGATCCATATCCACATCCCGACATACCTTTCAAAATTCCCCGTGGAGGTGCTTCTCGCCCGGTTTGTGGATGCCAACTACGACTACCGGATTGGGACCTCCCGCGACCAGACGAGGGAGGAATCCGCCGGCGTCGAGTGCTGGAATGAATTTGTGATCCGAAAGGAGCCATGCAACCGCTGATTGTGGCGGCCCCACGGCAAATGGCCGAGGTGAAACGCCTTGTCGAGTATTGCCGGCGCCTCGATGGCACGGAAGTCTGGGTATTGCCAGCCCGCGAGCGGGGCGAAGCCTATCCGCACCGGAATAATTCCGCCTTCCACCAGGCCGCGCTCGCCATGAAAGGCCGCGCATTCATCTGGCTTGAGCCCGACGCCTCGCCATTGCGCAAAGGCTGGGTCAAGGAACTGGCCGAGGCATATCGAAAATCGGGAAAGGCAATGCTCATCAGCAGCGACGCGAACCCTCCTCATGACATGGTGGGGGGGATCGGGGTATTTGGACCCGAGACCCATTGGTTGATTCCAGAGAGGATCCACAAGGGAGGATTTGACGGCTGGATGATCGACCACATTGCCCCGCTCGTGGAACGCTCGCCGATCGTTCAGCACAGCTACTGGGCGTATGACGCAAACGGCTGTGTCCGCGAACACCGCTTCCCCCGGGACGCTTTTATGCTCAGATCGGATGCCGCGATCTTCCACCGCGACAAACACCAGGACATCATCAAAGGCTTTTTTTCCACCTCGCGCACGCTGAGATTTGCCCACCCGGGCGACATCGGGGATTGCATCGCAGCCTTGCCGGTGATCCGACAGATGGGAGGCGGGCGCTTGCTCATCCGCAACCACCCGGAGACGCAGACCACGAAGTTTTATCGTCCCATCCAAGGGGAAAAATACGAGGCGATGCGCCCGCTACTGGCAGCCCAGGATTATATTTCCGGGGTGGAATATGACGAGAAATCCCAGGTTGATTGCGACTTTACCTATTTCCGTGGCAGCTACGAACCGCACAAGAGCCTGGCACTCGCCCATGCCAGACACGCCAAGCTGACAAAGCTTTCCCTTTCCCCATGGTTGAAGGCAAAGCCAGATCCCGCCATGGCGGGCCGTGTGACCGTCTCCCGAAGCCCGCGCTACCACAACGACCTGTTCCCGTGGAAGGCGATCGCCAAGCGTTACGGGGAGAGTCTGTTTTTCATCGGCCACGATGAGGAAAAATCGGCATTCCAGGAAGTGATCGGACGCCACATCGAAGGCCGCGCCATGCGGGATTTTCTGGAAATGGCCGAGATCATCTCAGGAAGCCGTCTTTTCATCGGAAACCAAAGCGCCCCCTGCTGGGTCGCCATGGGGCTCGGGCACCCGATTGTTCAGGAAACCAGCACATGGAACCCCGACAGCATCATAGAACGAAAAAACGCGCTGTTTGTGCCCGATGGGAAACTTGACCTCGACGAGCTGCCGTAGGCGGGATTGCCAGTCAGGAAATTGGCGCAATTTGCGCCCCGGTTGTTGTGTCGAAAACGGCATCTCCGGCGGAGTTTTTGTAGGGCCAGAATTCGTGTATTTCTATTTCAAGTTCAATAGAGATACTGTCATACTGCGGGAGAGTTGGTAGTATCCCAACATTCGATCTGACTCCATATAGATTAGCATCCTTGCCAAAAATTGTTATTGGGCACGTTATTAGTTCTTGATTCGTTCCAACAGTAGGAAGAATTGAACTCAATGCTGCATTTGCAGAACCAACCCCGACAGCGGATATTGACATGCTAACGTAAACACGAGGATAGATTAGCCCTGAATCATAAAGCCAGTTGGATGCAACCCTGAAACTCCAATTTAAAGAACCGCTCGGACTTCCGGGCGGGCTTGATGGAGAAACGCTCACGCTGATTCCAGTTAGCGCGGCACCGCCTATGGCATTTGGGCCATTTCCAGCGGACAACGACACTTTGAGAAGATCCGTCTCAGACGAAGCAAATACCTCCTCGTAGTCATCGTCATATCCGACCGAGTATAAAAATTCTCCGTTAGTTGTCTGAGTTACAGATAAGGTTGTTGTTGATATTCCAGACGGAATTCCTACACCGTTGTAACGGCTAAATATAAATGTGCACGAAATGTCCGCCTTTACGGCATTGATGCGCCAAAACAACATAACTGCTTCCTGTATTGTGAGACCAATAGGATAAGCTGTTCCTTCTCCTATGTCCTCGTCAGTTTTAATGCGTATCGGAAAAGGGAAGCCATTAAACCCCGAAGAATCAACCTCTCCTTCCACGGTCGCAAAATGAACGGAGTCCCCCATAGGTCACATTTCAAAAGGCACCTTGCAAAGCACCCCGTTGACGACGACATAAAGCATGGTGATATGCCGGTTGCACTCCTGCCGGTAGTGCCACTTGATCGCGTCTCCTGTGCCAGTGCTCCACAGATACCCGATCACCCACGCAAATTGGGTTTGCAATCCCGCCGTGGAATCCACCCGCTTGATGTCCGCTAAGTCATCCTGATCGTTTTTGATTTCGATGGAGTCCACGGTGATTCCGTCCACATTCATGGTTCCCCACAGGAACAAATATTCTGCCGCCGGGGAAGCCCATCCTGCATCCGCCGGATCTGCCGGATCGGTGAGGAGCCCGGTAACGGTCAATTTGGTCCAGGTCACCCCGTCATAAACGTCGGAATGATTGTCGACCCCGACTTTCCACGCCCCGTCGATCTTCTGCAGATAGATTTTCCAAGGGTGGGCGAGTTCCTGTGCCTGTGCTGCAGGACCTTTCCCCATGTCCCGGGCGAGCACTTCATACCTCCTGCCGGTGACATCGGTCACGAATTTTGGCTGGTAACTGGAAATCAGCGAGACGAGACGCGCCAGAACCCCGCGCGTTTCCCCGAGCGCCTTGATCGTGTCCCCTTCCCTCATGGCGCTTGGTTTTGCCTTGGGACCTGGGGCCAGTGGAACCGACGAGGTAAATAGAGGCATGCCCACCGCCTACACTTTTTTTCCCATGGCGTCAAAAAGATATTGACAGCTTCAAGCAGACCTTATACGGGACAGGCTATGCCAGATGATCCGGGGACACCCGAAAATCCAGCGCCAGCAGTAGAGACGGCGGACGTGGTAGCGCCGGTCGAGAATCCCTCGCCCGAGCCGCAGCCAGCGCCCGAAACAGTCACAGTGACGCCACCGCCGCCCGCCGAAGAACCGGCACCGCGGCCCAAGGTGGCGAGTGTGAGTGATTATGAGCGAAGGCTTGCCGAGGTGACAGAAGCGCCTGCAGCAGTGGAACCGACGCCGGGGCAACCCGCCGAGGAACCCGCCGCACCCGCGCCGGTCGCACCAGCCGTTACCCCGCCAACGCCCACGGATCCGCCGCCCAGTCCGCCCGCCGCCGAACCTGCCCGCCAGGAGTTCCGGCCAAGGCTCAAAGCGCTGGATTCCCGCAAGCAGGAGGCCGTCGTTCTCGCGAACGCGCTCGCTGCCGAGGGGAAACCCATCACGCTTGCCGAGGCCGAACGTCGCGTCGATGCGAAATACGGTGTCTCGCCCGAACCGGCCCCCGACCCGAATGCCGAGCCCGAGCGCACTGCCGAGGTAGTGAAAGCGGAGATTGAGCAAGCGGAGAAGGACCGCCGGGAGGCCATCCGCCAACTGGATCCCGACAGGCAATTCGAGGCCGAGGACAAAATCCGCAAACTCGAGCAGGAGTCTGGGGAAATCTCTTCCAAGGTCCAGCAGACCGTGGTTTCCCAGCAGACCGTGTTCGAGGCCAAGGTTGCGGAAAGCCATGCGCTCACCGCGCAGGTTTACCCGGCCTACACGATGGAAAACCACGCGATCCACGCCGAGGCCAACCGCATCTACGAGGCCCTTGCCAAGAGCAATAACCCCCTGATCACTCAGGAGGATTGCCCGTTCAAGGTCTATCAGATGGCCGCGAACAACCTCGGGATCCCGCCGCTTGACCCCGACTCCCAGCCGCCCGTTGCCGCTCCTGCAGCACCCGCAGCGCCAAAATCACCCACACTCGCCACCCCAAAGCCGCAGCTTGTTCCTCGAACAGCAGTGGTGCGTCCGCCATCAGCGGTCACGCCGGCCCCCGCCAGCGCCCGCACAACTCCACACGGACCACCCACGCCAGCTATTGGAAAAATCCGCACCCCGGCAGACTACGAGGCGACTGTAGAACAGCTCGCCAGATAGTTCCGAGGTGTCGCGCCCCAAACGGGGTGCAAATGGCAGGAAGAGTGGTCCACAACGACCACTAAAATGAAAACACCACTTGCGGCGTTTTACCTTGTTTTGGCTATCGTCTCCGGGCTGTTTTTCGGGCCGATCATGGGCGCCACCGCCCTGTTCTGCCTTGCCCAGGCGTATGTCATCCAAGTCCGGCCCGATTTTTACAATCTCGGGGTAGCTCTCGATATCACCAGCCCGAATACCGGCACAAGCCTCGCCACTCTGGACGAGAACAGCGTGCGCCAGCTCTGGCAGGATGGCATCGACGTATTTGACCAGAATGCCGACTTCTTCTCCGACTACATCGGGGGTCCGAACTCGACGATCTGGGAAAAGACCGACCTTGCCAAGGGACGAGGACAAAAGATCACCTTCACCGTTGCCAGCGGGTTCTACGATGAACCGCACATCGGGGAGTCTCTTTTCACCACGCCCGAGGATTACGAGGAATTCCTCCTTGGAAGCCATGAGCTGTTTGTTGACTGGGCTCGCCACGGCACGAAGATTTCCGAGCGTGCCGAGGAAGTGATGGGCCTCCGCGGGGAGATCCTCAGCGGCTTCAACACCGCGCAGGGCGATTGGGCAGGCCGCTACAAGAGCGAGCAGTTGTTCATGATGTTCCGCGAGCAGTTGCCGCGCGAAAACGTCTTGTATCCCGGCAGCAACACGCTCGACACCCTCGTGTCGGCGGACACGCTCAAATGGGACGACATCGTGGCCCTGGGCACGGTGATGGGCACCAAGAACGGCCAGCCCGCCCAGATGCGCACGGAAAATGGTCACATGATCCAGCGCAACAACGTCGTGGCCACCAAGGATGCGCTGTTCAGCCTCAAGCTGGACGACACCTACAAGGAACTGATCGGCAAGACGACCAATGCCGAGGCGGCGAAGGTTCCCTTCAAGGGCGGGTATGTGGACGTGGACAACCACATCATCCGCGAATACGCCGCGATCGACCACGACGGCGAGGGAGCCATCGGCAGCCCGCTCAACCCGAAGGCCAAGCTGGGTGTGGCCATTGCGGCCGGAACCACGGCGCTCACTGTGTATGGGGGCGGCAACGCCACCAGCGCGGCCAAGGCGAAGAAGTTGTTTTTCAAATACTTCCCGAACTTCGCCTACAAGTTCCTCGGCTCGACCGACCCGAAGGCGGGCGGGGTGACCCTGCTCGCGCAGGACGCGCTCACGCACTACTTCCTGATCGTGAATCCTCCGTGGGCCACCGATGGCCAGGGCGGGGCGAACAAGATCGGCATGTATGCCTACACCACGGGCAACAACGGCAACGCCATCGCGGTCACCAAGCGCCTCGGTCCGACGACTGCGGGCATCGGGTATGAGACCGTGGGCAGCGTGCAGTGGAACACCGGAGTGTGGGCCGACCGGCACACCGAAGTGCATCCCGAGGATGCGCTCATCCTGCCGTGCAATGCCAAGGGACAGGTCTTTGGCGACACGCTCATGCTGGGCAAACGCTGCGCCTACCGCGGCTACGGCAAATTCCGCAACACTCGCCGTGAAGACGGCAAGGAAGGCGGAATGCTGGCCGAGCGCTACATCGTGACCGTGTTCGGTCAGGCTCTCCGCAAGGACCGCCTGAGCCGGGTGCCTGCGGTGATGCGCCTGCGCCACGCGATCACCTACGCGGGGCTCCCGCTGCCGGAGATCGAATAACCAACTTGTGAGGAGGGGGGAGGAGGGTCCGGTGAAACGGCCCTCTTCCTTTCCTCGCTCGCAAAAACCCACTCCTCACACCCTTTTTTTATGAAATTCATCGTCGCGATCGATGCCCAAAGCCGATACTCGCGCCCGCCCGTCGGGCGATTTGGCTTTGTGCAGTCCCAAGGCCGGCTGGTCTGGCGCAAGGAGGCGACCGATGACATGGATCGCCTCGTGACATTGACCAACGAGGCCCTTGCCTTCCTCTACGGAAGAAGCGGGAAATTCAAACTGGGGATCTACCCCTGGAAGGATGCTCCCGAGCCGCTGCAGCCGGAGCGATCGCCCGAGCCGGCGCCAGCCCAAGAGGACACCCCGCCGCCCGAGGAACCCATCTCCCAAGACGTGCCCCCCCTTCCCATCGAAGTCCCACCACCATCAGAAACTCGGAAACTGCAGATAAAACGCAAAGCATGAAAACTGAAGTAACCGACCAAAGCGACGCCGCCAAAAGCCTGACCGTGCGCAGCACGAATGTCCGGGGCATGGTCATCCTCTCCATCGCTGGCGAGGAGCGCACCGTGAAAGCCTCCGAGATCAAGGCCGCGACCGACGTCGCCGCGAGGAACCCGGAGAACTGACATGATGACTGTGCGGCAAATCTTTGACGATTTGCTGGGCACGCTTGGCGTGGACAACCCGGACACGTCATCGAACTCCCTGCGCGTCGCGGTGCTCGGCTATATCTCAGCCGGGCTGCAGCTCATGCAGTTGGCAGGGGAGGATTTCTATTGCCGGGAGGATATCGACTTGTCGCTCGCCTCCGGGACAGGTTCCTACGATCTGGATTCCGACGTGCAGACCGTGCTAGCACCATTGCGACTCTCCGGCGGGCAACCTCTTAGAGCCCTCACTTCCCGCTCCCAGCTACAGGACTTTGGCCCGCTTTTCCTCGGACAGACCTCCCGCACGGTGGCGGGCGGAACCCCCATTGCCTATTTTGTCGAGTCCTCAAAGTCCGATGCCCTCACCGTAGCGAAGGCAACCGGCAATATCGTTGTCGCCGGGGCTGGGTCAACCGTAGTGAACGGGACATACACCCTTGTTGGAATTATTGACGGGAAGCCTTTTTACTTCAAAAATACCGCTTCAAACATTTATTTGCGGTGGGGTACAACCCGGTGGGAGCTTCTCGGAGGGATCGGGATTGGGGCGAATTATTACAGCGCGAGCACTTCCGCCACTCCGGACTTAGCCGCTTCCTGGACTGCCGGTGTGGCAGCCGCGCCCGTCCCCACCGTCACCGCCGAGATGAGCACGCCAACCGGCGAGGACGACCCAGCAAAGATCACTCTCCACCTGCTTCCAGTGCCGAGCGCAACTGGCACACTCAAGGTGCCGGTCATCAAAGAGCCCCCGACCTACACGGCGGATGACCTCTGCGGAACCTCTCCCACCCCTCCCGTGCCCCACCAATACCACGAAAGCATTTTGCTTCCTCTGTGCCGCATGAATGTGACGACGCACCCGAGCTTTGCACGCCACAAGGACAAGCTGACCCAGATCGAGGCCGACTACCTGCGGGCGCTCACGCTTCTGGGCCTGTCCGATCCGAGAAAGCCCAAGCCCGAGGACAGCAACTCCAACCGCCTGCAATCGCTGGCTGAAAAGCCAGCACAGCAATGAATGTGGAATTTTTAATTTTGAATGAGGAATTGGCCGCCACGGCGGCGAGTGCCGCGCCCCGCGCGGGAGACTTTTCATTCCTAATTCAAAATTCAAAATTCCCCATTGGGAGGCTTGGCCGACCATGAACACGCTCACGCTCTCCCGCCTGCTGGCGCGGCATCTCTCCGTGGATGATCCGACGAATCCCCCGGCGGATGCCCTGCTCGATGTCCTGAGCGCGATCAATGCGGGCCTGAGCCAGTTTTACCGGCTGGCACCTACCCGGCTCAAGATTTCCCCGTTTTCCCTCACCCTCCGGGCCCCGCTGAGCGTGAGCATAGAGGTCGCCGAGAAATACAGCCGGTCTCTGACCAGCGGGAGTTTTCCCGAGGCCAACACCGGCTGCACGGTCACATTCCCGGACCTGGCGTTCGACAACGAGGTGGCGGGCCCGCAGGCTCTCCTCGATGAGCACCTGAGCGACACACTGGCCGGAACCGTGCGCGTGTTCGGAGACGCCGTTGGGATCAATGTCCCGATCGAGCGGATCACCAGCGAGGTCAATCTCCTTGGCTCGGGCTTGGGTGGACAGCGCCAGCTTGTGCGGGATGAACGCCTGCGCGACCGTCGCATTTGCCACCAGGAGGGCGAGCCGGGCTATTTCCGACTGGAAAGCCGCGGCGTTGCGCAAGCGGCCGCCCCGCAATTCCTCCTCCGCGTGTGGCCGCTCCCGGCCAAAGACTATCTCGTGAGATTCGATGCGGAATGCAGCGCGCTCCGCGTGACCTTCGCGGATTTAGTCAATCCGATCGAGATCCCGATTCTCGACAACTACGCGGACGACCTGCTTTTGCCACTGTGCGAGGCCAAGCTGGTATCCAGCAGCCTTTGGAGGGAAGCCGGCACCAAGAGCCGCATTGAGGCGCGCGCCGGGGATATCGTAGCCACAGGGATCCCCTTGCTGGCCCACGATACCGGCGTGCCAAACAACAAGGTGGGAACACCGGAGGGATTTTGATGAAAAAGCGAAAAGCGAAAAGCGGAAGGTTCCTCGTTCCTCGTTCTTGGTTCTTCGTTCCTGGTTTCAGGTTTTCAGCGTTTCAGCGTTTCAGAACCGCTCCTTTCCACTTTCCACGTTCCACCTTCCACTTTTTCTTCTGATGGCAACGCGAATCCTCATGGCGGACGTCTCGGAATTCGTGAAAAATGCGCTGCTCAACGTGCGCAAGGGGTTGGAAGATGCCAACTCGGCAGGGATCCAGGCAGAGATCCCGGAGAAGATGGATTTTGCCCTGGATATCGTCAGCACCGCCCAGTCTCTCACCCAGGCAACCGCGACGGAGAATACCGAGGCCGCGGCAACAGACACCGAAACCACCGAACGGATTGCAACGCAGGATACCGGGGAAAGCGGAGACGACATCGAAGTGTCCTTTTACCAATACGATTCATTTGAGGAGGCATAATGGCAACCTGGCTTGTTGATACCCTGACCCGCACATTGTCCAAAGGCACAATCTCCAATGTGTCGTCGGAGGATAACGTCACCGCGACGACCGAACGCGGGGCGCGAACCACAAATAGTTCCGTGGTTGTCACCGAGGACGCCGGCGGCCAGATCACCTTTAGGCGGCGTCAATAAATAAAGGTAGCAAGTCATGGTTTAGGCTGAGGCATGATTGCATAGTTCCATTCTCCATGAAACTTATGCCGTTCGATGTGAACTCCACGCATCTCTTCATCGGAAACTTT